CCGGGATGAGAAACATCGCACACCAACAATTCCTCCACTGCGCGCGGGCGCAGTGGGGTGGTTTTCCGAACCCTTCTTTTACAATGTTCCTCATCGCTCTCGTGCTCGGCCTTAGTAAGCTCGACATGGCGCGTGCCGCCCCTGTGGGTGGGCCAGCCCTCTGTGGAAACTTTGCCGCGCAGTACGTTACTGCGTCGCCATACGCCTTGGCGCGAGATCTTTTCTTTTTCTTTCTTAAGCTTTTCCTCTTGTGGGTTTTTGTCTGCATCCCGGTCTTGCGTCACGTTCCTGGCTACTGTTGGCTGCGCTTCTTCCCGTGGTACGCGGTGGTGTTCGCCTCCTTTGAGATGGGGGCTTACCCCAGTGTAACCACTGTCAAGCGCATCGCCCATGAGTTCCACCTTGCCGGGCTGTGCACGTATGAGGATTACCGCCGTGTGGACCGCTTGGTGGTGGCCGGGGGGCACAACCACAAGAAGAAACCAGGTTCCACCCGGGCCGTATGGCGGGACGAGTGTGTGGGCTATGGTCTCGTCGAGGCTGCCGCGGCCTTGGTTGGCACCACCCACCAGTCGGCCGTTAATCTGGAGCTCGCCGCAGAACTGGTGGCGGCTCGTGCCGCGCTTGCCGCCCGGGGGGCCAACAATGTGCCCAAGGAGTTGGTGCCGCTGCTGCTCTCACGCGGCGTGCCGTGTTCGAGCGAGGGCTTGAAGGGCCACGCGCATGGCGCGTGTAAGGCCATTGAGATGAACCTTTTCCTAGACGTGTTACCCCCAAAGCTGCTCGGAGAGGTAACCGTGATCAGCACCAAGCGCGAGAAGTTTGAATCGTTGGCGGCTCGTACGCGCCGGGCGGACATGCGGCTCATGAACCCACGGTTGACCGCGGCTGACCATGCGAGGTACGTAGGCACGGAGGGCTTTGACGGTACCGTGTGGGGCAGCACGCTGGTGTGTCACGATTCCGGGCATCTGCTCAGGGACGAACAGGTGGTGGCTCTTTTTTCGCGCAATCCGGCTCTGCGCACTGTTTACGCCACCGGGGTTCATCCCTACGAGTGGGAGGAGGGTCTATCCTCAGTTTGGCCTGAGTTGTACACGCTCAAGTACCCGGCCGGTGGGGTTGGTGCGCCGGCGGCATTCGAGCCAGAGGGGCACAGTGGAGGGGCGTATTTGGTGGGCGAGGAGAGTCGTGGCTGTCTTCAGAACCGCACCGTGCATGCGGTTGGAGCGACGCGCGTGTTTAACATCTCGCGTGAAGTGTTGGAGCAGAAGTTTGCCTGGTTCTTGGTAGCATGGCATCGCTGGGAACCGAGCGACGAGCACACGCCCGAGCCACGTGTCATCGAGGGCCGGGACATGGTGCGGGTCACGCAGGCCATGGTGGACCACGCGCATTTGGGCACTTCGCTGGGGCTTCCTTTGTTGCCCTCAGCTTTGCTACGCGACGTGGTCACGTACCTCCCGACCCTGAAGAAGAGCGATGACGCCGCTGCGATCCAGGCCAAGCTCAACACGCTCAATAAGCGCCCCGGCTTCTCCCATATCCAGCCTGAGACCTGGGAGAACTTGCGGTTGCTTGCGTTGGCCACGGCCCGCCGTGATCAGTCTCTGCCGAGCGAGTCCAAATTTGACACGAGTGCATTACGGGTCATCCTGGTGCGACTGGCTGCGAGCGCGGGCCGCAAGCTGTGGGAAAGCCGTGGGAAGGTCCTGGTCAGTTCGCTTTGCACCGTGCTCGGTGTTGTTAGCCCGCCGATGGGCGTGGTGGCGGTGTGGGCGGCAGAGGGTTTCACGCTCGCTACGGCTGAGAGTTTGGACGCGAGCGTGGCATTGGCCGCCTCGTCTCTCGCAGCCTTGCATTTCTTTGGCGCTTGGGGCTCGGCGGCGGTGGCGTTGGTGAGGTTGGGTCTCCCGATCTACAGCTGGATGCGCTCGTGGCGCATGGCCAAACATCGCCTTTTTTGCAAATTGTTGGCGAACAGGTATGAGCCCCGCATCGAGCCAGCTGAAATCACGCTCTCCGGGTTCTTTGGCCCAAGCTCCTCCTGGTTGCATCCGGCGGTTTGCTCAGTCGGATCTGGGCTGCTCGACCCGGACGCGTTTATCGGCGCCATGCCGTGTGGGTGCCTCATCGCGGAGTGCGGCTGTGTGGAGGCGCTGCAGAGGGGGCGGTCCAAGATAGGCACGGCTGAGAGCATTGAGGAGTTGCGTGGGTTGAATGATCTGATAGCCAGTTTCGATGAAGTGCCGGTTCTCCCGGTGCAACCGAACCGAGCTAACATTGTCGAGTACCCGGCATCGGACGATCACGTGCGAGGCCCCGTGGGGGACCGCGGTATCAGGGTCCGCACCGGCCGTGATCCGAGCATTCCGCTACTAGCGATAGAGTGGCACCCGGAAGTCGCGGACGAGATGCTCCCGAGCGTGGCGCTCAAGCGAGACCCAACTGATTTCATTGCCCAGCCCACGTCCTTCGATACGGTGCGGGTGGAGGGGACCATCGGCGATACGCTACCGATTGGCGCGCTGCCAACGGTGGCTCTGGCTTGTGGCGGCCCGGCGCTTGACCCGACGGGGGAGACTCCGGTTGACTTCCTGTTACAACCAGATGTTGGTGTGTGCACGGTGCCTGTGCCCGAGCCTCCGGCTGTGGAGTGCGTGGTTCCGCGGCCTGAGGTGGGGGACTCACCGGCGACATTGGTCGAGGGCTCGCCGGAGTGGCGCGTGCCGCCCGGCAGAGCGCGTGGACTGTCAGAGCGCAAGGGACGCGTTACCGCAACGACCGTGGCCAGCCTCGTTAAGCGACGCGCCCGTGATCTGCACCAGAATCCGGTTTTGCTTGGGGGCGACCTGGGCTCTGTCGAGCCCCCAACGCAGTTCAATTGCGGTTTCCGCGCTGTGGCGGCCAGCCGTGGCATCACCATGCCGGAACTGTTTGCAGAGTTGTCCGAGGTCGTCTCTTCTGAGCAGTTGGATTTCTGGGTTTCACGAGGGACTGATGACGCGTTCTTCAGCTTGACGGGAGCTCTTTATGGCGTCTGTTATGTGCTGCACAAGCTTGATGGCATCGTCCGTACGGGTGTGAAGCGGGGTGAGGAGATTCCGCTCCAGTACTCGATCGTTGATGGCCTTGGGCATATTGAGCTGAAGGGCGATTGGCGGCCGCGCGACGGTGGGGGAGGGGCGAAGTTGACGGTCCCGAAACCTCCGCCGCGAAAGCCCCGTGAGTTGTCGAGTTCGGCCGCGACCTTCCTGAGTTCGGTCCTAGAGGAACCTGATTCACATGGGAACATCTTCCAGGGCCGGACGAGCGACTATGTTGCACGATGGGATCGTTGCGAGATGCTGGCCAATGAGCAGATCGCCGGCACCGCCGGGTCACTAGGGAACCTCACGCGCAACAACCAGCTGAGCCCGGCCAATTTTGCCGAAGTGCTGGCCGCAGGCGCGAAGGCCATCGATCGCCGTCGTGTGCACGTCTACGCTGTGTCCGGCTTTGCCGGCTGCGGGAAAAGCGCGCCGGTATTGGCCGCCATGTGCCGACACGCGAAGCTCGGAGGGGTCGCATGGAGTTTCATTGCACCGCGTCAGGCGCTGATGGAGGATGTGCGGAAACAGGTAAAAGCCGCCGCGGCGGACCGTGGCGAGAAGGTCCTAGGCCGCAGCTTTAACACTTACGAGATCGCCTACGGTAGGGACGCACCAGTCATGATCATTGATGAGGTTTCCCTCATGCCGCCGGGCTGGTTGGACCTCATGATCCTGACCAGGACTTGCGAGCATTACATCGTGATGGGGGATCCGGCCCAAAACTTCTACACCAGCCGGAATGGCAATAGCTCCCTTTCGAAGCTACGTCCGGAGGCGGAGCATGTGTTCTCGGAGGTCGGTGCCGTGTGGTTGAATTACTCACATCGCATTCCACGGTGCTTGGCCCGCGTCCTGGATGTGCCCACTAGTAACCCAGATGAGGGAGAGATCGTGAAAGGGGGGGGCATAGCGGCGCGTTGGCCACTCATTTGCGCGACAGACCTGGAACGCACTAATTATGACGCGAATAATGTGGCAGAGACGTTTACCTCGGGCACGATGCAGGGGCAGACCACCGAGTGCATTCAAATCATGGTGACGCCCACGATGTTGTCCTTGGTTGGTCCGCAAGTCATCGTTGCGGCTCTGACTCGGACCACCCACACCGTCCGGCTCATTAAGGCGTCCAATGTCACATGGGACGCGATCGTGTGCCACCCGATATTTGGGGCCTTGCTAACCCCGGGCCGGGTGTACTCCTTCTGGAAGAACATAGGGGTGCACGCGTGCCGGGCTTTGGAGCGCAAGGACCCGGACACAGCTTTCCTCGAAGTGGTTGAGGAGAGGGATCGCAAGATGGCCACGTTCGCTGACACGCCCCTCGACACCGACTGGAAGGAGAGCTTGTCCGAGCACTTCCCGTACTTGAACGCGTGCCATCCGGTCGTGGAAGCCCCGCTGGAACCAGAGGTGGAACCGCGGGACGCCGTGGAGGTTTTGCGCGCCGAGCCAAAAATGCATCTGCCGGTTGTGACGCCCGATGTTGTCATGGCCCGCCTGGTGGAGGAGGTCCCGGACAGGTTGGGCCGGGAGACTGTGGGCCTGTTCGGGCAGTCTTACTGCATTGATGATGAGCGCTATTCCGACCCGCGAGCGTGGATTTTCCCTTTCCAGTCACGAAAGGACCTCAGTTTCGCCGATGCGACTTTTGCGAGGCGTCTCGAACACCGCCCTTTTCACTGGAATGAGTACGACTACGTGCAGCGCGGGCCAGTGGGGGATCTGTTGTTCAACATTCTCTGCCGGGCGTTAGAGCTGCCCTCGGATCTCATACCACTAGATGAGCTCCTTTTTGACCGGTGCTGCCGCACTCAGTTGGAGAAGAGGCTGGAGAAAGGCTATAACGGTGTGGCCGCGTTGGAGGAGCGCAGCGACCCGATGACGCCGTGGTGCTCCGTCTCGCATTGGATCAAAACCCAAGGAAAGACGAAGATGGAGGCGTTTTGCCTGCCCGAGTTCAAACCGGGGCAGACCATCTCCACATGCCATGAAATAGTCGTGGGCATGTTCGGCGGTGTGTTTCGCTACTGCTCTGAGATGGTTAGAAGACATGCGGGCAATGACCAGGTCGTGATCTACAAGGGCCTTAGCCCAGAAGCGTTTGACGACATCGTGCGAGAGAAGTGGAGGCCCGAACCAGGCGGCCGCTGCACGGTGAATGATTTCTCCGCATTTGATAGTACGCAGGGCGGGGAGAGCGTGCGCCTTGAGACTAGCATGATGCATCTCTTCGGGGTCCCGGAAGAGACCATAACGGCGTACGTGTACTGGAAAACGCACATCCGCAGCAACGTCGTTGGCGAGAAGAAGACCGCTCGGGATTCGGGGGAACCTGGGACTTTTGACGCGAACACTTGGTATTCGATGGCGATCACCTTCTTGAAGTTCGGTTGGCCCGCGGCTCGCCGTGGTTGCTGGCTCTTCGGGGGCGATGATATGGCCGCGGACCGCGAGCACACCCCCTGTGAGGCCTGGGCGATGTATGCTCCGATGGTCAACACTGTGTCCAAACTCAGTTGGCCGGAGGTCGCGGACTTTTGTGGGTGGATTCTTACCCCCGCGGGCATATTGCGCAGCCCGACGCTGATGTTTCTCAAGTGGCAGTACAATGAGGCGCGCGGCGTTGACTTCGAACAGTACGCAGCGGGCTATGCGGTTGAGCTGCGTTACACGTACCGGAAAGCGGCGCGCGTTCAAGAGTTCCTCAGCGTGGCCGACCTGCTCAGTTTGAGCGCAATTATACGCGCCTTTCATGAGCGAAGCCCTATATTGGCGACGATCAATTTCACCTGGCGTGGGCTGCGGGAAGCGCTGGAGGCGCGGTTGTCGCGCATCGAGCGGCTCATTACCAGACGGCGCGGGCCTAAACAGGAGAGGCGGTTGGTGCTCAGAGCTTTATCGCGCTTGGACCGGTACTTCGCAGACGTCGAGCTGGTGACTCCACCCTTAGGTCGGGAGAAAGGGGGTTATTTGATGTCCACCCACTTCCAGCTTGAACACTGCCCATCTTGCCAACATGTCCACTACCGCGAACCAGTTACCAGCCTCCGAGCAACCGCCCGTCGGGCCGCTCAGCGCCGCAACAGCGACCGTTGCGGTACCGCCCTCGAGCTTCGTCGTGCCCCAAGAGCTGTTAGGATCTGTGCAGCCGTCGACCCGAGTTGGCAGGAGCGTTTTGTTGCAAATGGCGAGTCCCGCGGCGACCCGTGGGCAGGCCGTGGAGATGGTGTCGACCGTAGTTTTGGGCAACTTGGAGTCACTGCAGAATCACCGGGCGGTGTGGGGGGCGGCAATCCTAATGGACCAGGCAATTACTTTGACGTTTGGACCCTCTGTCGCTATGCGGGGATCTACTTTGACGATAAGGGCGATCTGGTGCTCCCAGGCCATATTGAGCCAGGCCAATTCTACGTCCGTGGCCCTGCACAACCGGGGTTCGGTACGCACAGTGTTCAGCAACGCCATGAGCGATTCCGCCGTGCCTTCGCCGGTGACAGTCACTCTGACGCCGGAAGTGGCGACGAGCAGCCTGCTCTGGCCGACGACGTTCCTGAACAACGCGCCGACACTAGCGTTTGTCGTGACTTACACTGCCACACGCGAGATACCGGCGAACACCCTGGGATGCTCGGTAGCGTTCAACATCATGATTGCTGCGCATCCCTCCACGGTAGTGTAGAACGGCTTGCCGAGGCAATGGGCGTGGGCGCCGTGGTTCGCCGCGGACATGCGCCCGCCGGCGAACCCGCCACACCGCAGGACGACGCGGTGAAGGTGCAGGTCATCCAAAATTCGACGGATATCGCTTTGAGGCTCAACGGCCTCGAAGCGGCATACGCTGAATCCATGGGCGCTGATGGCGTCCTGAACAAGGTTTTGGTGATGGAGTGTTGGGACGATATTAGCAACACCCTCAAAGTTCTCTCCATGATTCATAACCGCGGCTATTGAGCCGCGGTCCTAGTTGACAAACCTGTGAGAGTCAGTGGCGTTTAACGCCTAAGTCAACTTCGGCTGTATTTTCAGAAGACACGTTTTAAACGAGTAAGCGTAAGAGACTCGTCCGTG